ATACTTCTCCAACCTGAGCGCCTACACCTTCCAAGAAACCGGCAAATCCTTCGCGAGTGTTCCCAGATGAAAGATTTTTTATGAAATCATTCATTGCGGGGCTAGGCTTCATTCCAATAAGAGAGCCAAGGCTGCTAACTAGGTTGGAGCCTGCGGTTGCCCCTGATTGACGGGCGGATGCTCTTTTTTGCTCCACTTCTAGCTGCTTTGTCAGTAATTGTAAAAGTTCTTCAGCCTCTTTGTTTTCAGATGACGCATTTGTCAAGATAAGATCTTTAAGAGAAAGTATTTCATTGGCAATCGCTTTTTGCTTTTCTGCATTCTCAGCAAGCATTCTGCCCTTTTTAACTTCGTTATCAAGAATGGCATTGTACTTTTCATGGATGGCTATGAGCTTATCAGCTTCAACCTCTTGAGACATCGCTAATTCTAGCAACTCTTTGCTTGCTTCTGCTTGCTCTCCGTAGAGCATAGAAAGTCGTTGAGCTTCACTGACTTCTTCACCCTTTAAGCGGGAAAGCTTAACCTGATATTGAACTTGCTTTTGTAAAGCGTCGTTCATATCTTTTATAATATCAAGTTGCTCTTGTTTTTGCTGTGTAACTTCCTTTTCTTCTTCGGGAGTATTGTTGTCGCCTTCAGCCATCTAAAAGGTTTCCTATTTGAAAGGCCATTTAATTTTTGTCGCTTTCTCAAAAGCGGCAATAGCCTTCTCTAATTTATGCCTGTTGTTTAAAGTTTTTGGGTCAGTTAAACCGTATTTTTCAAAGTCTTTAAGGTATCTCTTCTCATTACCCAAGGCACGAGCAAAGAGACCTAATTGTTGTTTTGTCCCCCTAATTTTTGTTACAGGGGAAAAGCCACCAAACATTGATTTTAAAATATATTCCACCTGCGCTCCGAGTGCTCTTAGATAGCCCTCGTCAACTGTTTGTGGATTTAAATCAATCTCAATAGGTGCAAATTCTTTTGTTTCGTTGTTGTCCATAGCGCACTCCTCCGATATAAATAGTTATATATAATAAAAAAAAAGATCAAAATAAGCCGTTAGTTATGGCTATCTTGATCTTCTCCTAGCTTTTTCTATTTCTTTATTTTCTTGATCAAACTGCTTTTGAAGTCTTCTTAAGAACCATCTTCTAATTTGAACTGGAAGGTTGTAGCTTTCAAAGACGCTCCAGCCGCCGTGATACTTGAGGAGAAACATCTCCTCATATACGCCCTCGATGTAATCATTGTTTAGGCCAAAAAAAGTCAGTGGTAAACGGTACCTCCAGAGCTTGTTCAAAACCACAACTAGAGCACTCAAAATGTTGCACAAGCTCAACATTAGGCATAATATTTTTATAGGTTGTTCTTAAGAACTTTGAATCTAGTGCTGGCATGTTATCAACAAATTCTGAAATGTTCACGGGATTCCCATCAATAGTTATTCCGATAACATATCCTTTAATCTGGTCTGTTAGACCCAGAGGTTGCAAGCGATGCTTTTTTCTGCTTTCGCTTTGAGAGATAATCTTTTTTTCATCTGCCCCAGTTTGTGGTCTAACTTCTGCAACCGCTCCTGTCTTTGGAAGAGTGATGAGGAAAGTTCCGTTATCAGTTTGCTCTGCATCATAAGCTTCTAGATCAGGCTCATTGATTACCAATGCTTCCTCTAGATCAAACTCATTATCAGATGTGGTTCCGCATGACGGGCAGGCTACCTTGGTAATATACTCTGGACCGTATCCCGTTATTCTGCTAGCAACAACCAATGCATTCTTATCTCCAATAAGCAAATCATTAATCTTTACATTCTTATCTATAACGATATTCTCAAGAAGCTTTTCAATCGCAACACCCTTCTTAAGATAAGACTGGTTTACAAGAATATCCTCGTCTTTAGCAGTCATGTGCCTAATCTCAATATGCTCTTTGTTGTGTAGAGGATGACCCTCTGGATAGAACTTTCCTTTTGAGGGAAGCTCCACTAGTTCTGTGGGCGCAACATATGACAATGTGGATGTCTTTGCCTCTTGTTGATGTAGAACCTCTTGTGGTGGGATATCCACATCGGGAGCAAGAGGACTCCCGAAGCGATCTTGATTGTTTCTAGAACTCATCTATACCTCGTTAATATTAGTTGGTATGATAATTATAGGATAGTTTAAAAAAAATGTTAAATATTTTTATTAGCCAGAACTCTTTCCAATTTGGAGCTTTTCAAATGCGGTTCTTGTGGATGGAGCAGCATTCGCATCATTGTTGATTGCGTAAGTTGCGTAATCATACTTTAGAGTAATATCTATCGACATCAAATCATCAGAAGTATAGTCATACTCTCCAAGGTTGGCACTAAGAATCCATGCATTGTGCAATTCCCATTGATCCACTTGGTTTCCGTCAGCATCAATTGCATTGATTATGCATTTCATTACAGAACTGCCTTTGGAGATAGTTCCCTTTGCATCTGCCTGATCTGCATTTCTTGGAAGCCTATAACCGGAAGCTGATAGCCAGCTCATCAAAATGCCTGTAGAGTCTCTGTTGACAGCATCAACAACCGAGAAAGAAACATTCTCCCATGTTAATCTTCCGGGGAAATAAAACTGATGATTTAAATAAGCATGAGTTGCTTCGGAGATGCTGAAGGAAGGTCTGTTCACCTTTTGGATAACCCAAGACTCGTAGCTTTCAAGGTCTGCTTTACCTACGTCTAAAATATATCTATACTTTCTCTTTGCTTCTGCTCCGGGGCTTGCCCAAAATTTCGCACTCATATTTTTTATCTCCTATACCTATTTGGAAGTTTTATTTACTATAAATAGTTTCTTAGTTTTTTTTAGTCCTCAAAACCAGCGCCAGAGTTTGTAATGACAAAATCAATCGCGAAGAACTCAACTGCCTTGGTTGGCTTCAAGAAGATTTTTGCATAGATTGTGTTTCTATCAACAAGGTCTGGCGTTGTTGTAGTTTCATCTAACACAACCCTAAAGGCATCTAGTCCGAAACTATTCTGAATGTTCGTCAAGAATGGCTCAACTCGTGTCTTGAAGTTGTTCCAAGTTGTTTGAACGTTAGGCTCAAACAATAACGTTGAGGCAATTCTAGAAATTTCTTTCTTTACAAAGATCATCAATCGTCTTACATTAATTCTATCCAAGGCAGAAGGGGTTACCTGTAGTGTCTTCTGTCCGAAAATTACGATTCCTTCATTCGGGAAGGATGCAATCGGATTGATATTTGCATCATAAAGATCATCTCTGTCCTTTGAGGTAAGCTTGCTTCTGACCATTGTCACTGGAATACCTGCTGCTCCTCCTGTTAGACCACCTCTATTAAACCCTGCTGGTGCGAACCAGAGGTCTGCTTGTCTTTCCGAGAAGGAAATCGCCCCGAATGCAGCAACAGATGGCGGTGCCCAAATACCTCTTCCCGAAATTGTATCGGTGATTCTAACCCATGGGTAGTAAGCAGCTCCGTAACTTGAATTAAGATTACGAGAGGTCATGTTGTTGACAACATCGGCAACATGTGTTGCTTCAATTCTTTCCTTTTCTGTCTTGTAGGATTCCGCTGCGGGGGTATACCCGCCCCTTGGATCAATAATTGCCAAAGTATCTCCACGAGATTCTGCAACTTCAACCATAGAAGTTGTCAAACCTTCGTTAGTGATACCCGGAATTACTAATACATTGCCCTCAATAAACTCTGGGTCTGCATACATATCAATTGCCTTTTTAATTGAATAGTGCATAGCATAGTTTATAGAAGAAGCCCCCTCTGGGACTGCCCTACTCGCGTTAAAAGGTTCTTTTTCTGTAATGTCAAATCCATTAAATCCTCCATAAAGAGGGGATGTAAACCTATCATACCCAGCGTCAAGAATAGCCTTGTAAGATCCCGTCATTGCTGTGATTGATGCCCCCCTAGCTCTAGAGCCGGAAGCATAGTAAACCGACCCAGTTGGATTAGCCCTCTCTACATCATCAAGAGAGAAATACCAAGAGGTTTGGGTTGTGTTTGAGACTGGGCTGAAACCGTCAGCGCCGCCTGCGCCTTTCGGAAGACTATAAAGAACATCAAAGTTACTTTCATCAAACACAACAGAGCCTGATGCTCTTGAGAACGATGCTCCGAAATAAGCCTCGGTTGGATCTGATAATCCATCTGAGCTAGCACTAATTCTCAATGGAACTGCTGGGAATTTAACACTACCAGAGAATACTAGTGCGTTATGCTCGGGGCTTAATTGAACCACATCAAAAGCTGCGGAGCCAGTTACAGCGCCAAAACATGGTGCAGCGGAGCCAGATCCCGCGTTAAGGAATGGAGCAACATCGGCAACATCCAGACTTGATGATGCGCGGACTTGGCTGCGAGCGAGTGTAAAGTCTTTAAATTTTGTTGGTCCATATACACCAAACGGAAGAAGCTCTGGATTGGTTTGTGCTGAATCAACAGCAGGTGCCACTTCAACGCGAACAATCTTTGACACGTTTGGGAAAGATCCATATTCAACAAGTCTTAGCTTTGTAGTATCCCATTCAACAAACATGTCACCAATTTGCTTGGCGATGTAATTTGGAGAGTTTGGATCTAACGAAAGATTTGTATAACGCTCAACATATTTCTTTGCGCCGTCAGTATCTCTAATATCTCTAATTGCTAGAGTAAAACTTCCATATGGCTGATTGTCGTTTTTGGAATAACGAACATCTTCAATAGAAATCTTGAAATTTCTTTGCTCCTCTTCACCAGTTGAAAGAGTGTGAAGTTTAAACAACTTAGTAACTGTGTTTGTGTTCTCTGGATTGTAAGGAGGGTTAAGGGTTGCGTTTTCTGCCTCTACAGCAGATGCTGCTGTGTTTCTGAGATCTTGAGAAAAGAACCATCCAGTTTGGGCTGCGTTAGTGGCAAACTTAAATTTACCACCGTCAGCCATAGTGCTGCCATTACCAATCTTCAAAATACAACCATAAGTGTTAGTGCCTTCACCCAATATTTCTTTTACGTGTCTTTCATAGGTTTGACCCAAGAAAAACTTAGACGCTTGATCGTTATTTGGATCCACCAAAGCTGAGTTAGTTTTAGTAGCGTTTGTATTGAAAACTTTTCTAATGAAGTTTTGAGAGTTGTTACTAAAGTTGAATACTGTCTCTTTTAGTACATTTCCCTCGGATGCATTTGCACGGTTACCTACTGCATCATAAAATCTAAGCTTAAATGTTTTGCTGGTATCAAGAGAGCAAACCATTACTGAAGAACCAGTTACTTTAGCTCCGGCACCAAAACCTGCTGCGGTAGATCTGATTGAGCCAGAAAGAGTTGGCGCTCCTTCGGTGGAGTAAAAAATAGCAGCCAATGCTCCGTCTACGGTTTCGGTCGCTGCATTCGCCGTTCCAGAGTTAAATAGGAAAAGACCGTATGCGCCACCGCCAGCTGCGGATTGAGTATTAGTTGGCAATTCCCAACCTGCTGTTGCATTAGAGTCTGACTGATCTGCTTGAGGGTCTTGGTCGCCCAAAAGTCTAATGAATGTTAAAGGAGAGTTGTTCTTAAGCCAAGCCTGAGCAGCATAGGCTGCAAATGTTGGAGCAGTTGGAATGCCTGCTCTCCAAACATCACTTGATTCCTGACCTGCGACTGGGTTTCCAAAAAGAGTAATAAACTCTGAAAATGATTGAACCTTCACTGGTCTATACGCTGGTCCTCTTCTTGATCGTCCAATCACAACGGGACCGATATCTACTCCTTCGGCTGGCAATTGGGAATTATCAATTTCCTCAACGAAAACTCCGGGGGATACAAACTTGTAATCTCTTGCTGACATTATCGATTTCTCCTTTAAATCGTCCTATGAAATACGACGGTATTATTTCTTTAGTAAATAGTGCTTGGTTTTATGAAAGTCCAAAATTATTCTCTATACTTGCCATCCACTCCAAAGTTTCTCTTGTCATCTCCCGGTGGTCCACCTGTAACTATCGGATCATCCCATACTGTATGCTCGCGACCGATTTGAACTTGGACAGCGTTTTCTCTAATAGAAAACTTTGGTGTTTTTTGATTGTCGCCCTCTCCGACCAAGTATGCTAAAACTTCTATTTGAACTATCGTTTCGTATCTTCTCTCCTCATTTTCCATGGAGTCTAAATTATTTTGACTGGCGAAATTGGATGAGATAAAAGCTTCATACCTGTGACCGTCCCTGTTTAAGAGAACACTGTTGGTGAATCCCGGTCTTGTTACAAATGGTTGAAGTAGTTCGTTCATTTGTTGTTGATACTCTGTTCTTATCTTTATGTCGTAATTAACGGACACATGAATAACTGGTGGTATTGAGATTGTTTCATATACGACTTTTTTTGTTGCCTTTCTAACAAATTTTGGAGCAGCAGTATCATTATATCTGCGATTTGCATCTGTGTTAGCAAAATTAGATGTCTTATCTTGCTTTATCCTTCTGTGAATAACGATTGAGCCACCTTTTTCTGGCTGGCTCGGTATCTTAGGCATCGCACCGAAAAAAGCACCCTTTCTGCTAGGGCTTTTATCCACGTTCTTTCTCTCTATCGTTATGGCAGGCAATACAATTAAGCCTTCGTTATCTCTATATTCTTGACTGTTTTTGACCTGAAACGATCTCTCTGCGGAAGACCATATAACTGGGACCTTCTTTCTGCCTTCATTTGTTAGCGTTTTAAGATCTAGGCTATCATTTATAAAATCGTATATAGAGTAATCTACAGTCTCAAGTGTAGACGGCTGAAAGCTTAAGTCCAAATCTGCATATGTTTTTTCTTCTTCGGGAATTCCCGTGTAGCTAGACATAGTTTAAATCCTATTGAGCATTAAACGTTCCTTTTCTTGCTCTTTTACATGTGGCGGCAATTTCATACTTGTAATCAACCTGACCGAACAATTCTCTTGGTTCATTTAAAGTTACAATTTCGTAGTGGAATTTTCCGTATAAAACAAAATCTCCCTCTCTAACAAAAAGATTTTGATCTTCTGTTAGTCTTCTCTTGTGAAAATAAATATTAATTGAAGATCTTTTGTCAACACCAAAAGAGGTGTTTGTAGTCTGCTGACCTTCCCATCCAATTAGAGCGTATACTCTAACAGGTGGCAAAAACGTTTTTTCTATAGACTCTCCATATAAAGGATGAAAGTTAGTTTTATCAAGACTTATAGGATAATAAAGCACTGTTTGCCCTATTACCCTTTCAATGACTTCATCATTGATTTGCTTAACTAAATTTCTCTCTTTCTCCCCAGTAAATAAGGGAGGCGGAGGACTATCTGGTTGTGACCATTTATTATCTGCCATTTATCTTTATCCTACAAATACTGATGGTGGTATATTCTTTAGTACGTTCTGTGCTGAGTCGCTGATTGAGCTATCTGTTTCTGCCAACTTTGGATAAGTTAATTCATCAAGAACAGTTTTTAACTCATCTCGTAATGCTTGTTGCTCCGCCTTTGCTTCGGTGACAAGCGAGGGTCCATTCAGTGTTACACTCTCATTAGGAATTGGTATCGTGGCAAATTTGCTCCTTACCAAACCCAACATCTCTTTACTTAGAGCTAAGGCAAATCTTCTGATCCACTGCTTGCCAATTGAATTAATATTATCATATGGTATGTTTTCAAATGGCAACGTGTTCATATTGTTTACGCCCGTTCTTCCATCGGAGTTTTCCCCTTCGCCTGTCCATGGGTCCTCTTCTACTGTAAATTCCACCCACATCTTTTTTGGACTGTGATCAACTGGGCTTGGGAATATTCTTAATTTATTATTTTTAATCTCATATGAAAAATGAGAAGCCCTCGTGTATATTGAATCCTCAAAGGCCATCGCTTGGGCTTTGTTTTGCCAAGGGGGGATAAGCTCAAATGTGGAATCGTCTGAGTATTGTCCGTAATATGACAAGTTCCCTACTGTGTTTAGACCTCCGTAATAGCCATAAAATCTCCACATTGCATTTGGAGTTTTATAAAATACTTTTCTAACTGTGATTCTTTTATCTCCATTGGATCCTAGTTTTTGGTAAAAGGGGCTGGATGACTCACTAGTAGACGTTGTACTGATAATATCTTGCAAATCATAATCTTGTTTATTGCTTATGGTATCAAATGAGGCAGAATAAATTGGTATCTCTCCACCCAGACCAGCCTCAGTTGAAACAGAGTTTCCAACTGTTTTAGCGTGTTGAAAATCAAATTTAGGATACCTGAGAGCGATGTCTGATCCACTTAGAGAGTGGGCGGCATGCAATTCGCCATCATTGTCAAAAGATCCTGTTGTAGACCCAAGCACAGTTGATAGAACATTCTTTGCCTGATGGACATTAACCAAATAGGAATATTCTAGTACTGATTCCTCATATGCAGCATATACCTGATATTCAGTAATTTCAATGTCTAGAACATCTCCGCCAAGTTTTTGATAAACATACGCAACTTGATCTACAGCACCAGTCACAAAATGCTGCTTTGCTTTTAGCGAAGGGGCGTGATCAATATATACTCCGTATGGAAGCGGATTATCTGAAGAGTTAACGTTATCCGCATTTCCAGTTACAGGAAGTCTAGAAACACTAGTTGTACTTGATGGTGTTAAAGTTGGGTAAGCCATTCATTCTATCTCCTTGGTACAATTGTATCATAGTAATTAGTTGTGGGGTAAACTTAAAGCATAATAGAAACAAAAAAGCCCCGCCAAATTAATGACGAGGCTCTTTCTTAGTCTAAATCCTATCAGAATTAGCCGTTAAGATCACGACAGACAACAAGACCGTACATATCTGGTCTTACCATCTTCTTGGCGTAACGGGTCATGACACCCTTACGAGGTACGAAGTCCTCTACACCGAAGATAGTTGGAGTCACCTGAAGTGGGACGTATGGAGCGTAAACATATCCGCTCTCAAGGAACGATCCACCTTTACGTCCAACAAGAATAACGTTTCTTGGGAAGTAAGGGTCAACGTATACATCAAACTTCTTGCTCAACGAACCAACATTGACTGCACCGACAGTTCCGTTTCCATAATCGTTTCCGATGGAAGCGCGGAATCCAGCAGTGAATTCAAGGATGTTAGCAACTTCTGGTGAGCAAACAACAAAGTTTGCGCCTCCGCGAAGTGTCTTTCTGTGGATTTGAGCCGATACATCATTGATGGTTTCTGCGAGAGTCTCGTACCATTCGGAAACAGTACCAGTAAAGTCAGCACCCATCAAGGATTCGTTGTCCAAGTTTCCACCAATCTGTCCACCGTTGTCGCGCTTAAGGAATCTACCCGGACGACGTGACCAGTATTGAGTTCCAGCAGTAGCACCTTTGATAAGATCTTCAAGAATTTCTCTGTCAATCTCAAGAGCAATCTGCTCAGAAAGGATACTTGTAAGCTCAACTTCTGCATCAAGGTTGTGATAAGCATTGAGATCTTGTCCCAATTCTGGAGTCCACTTAGCCTTGAGCTTTTTGGTTTGAGCAGTAACCGCAATGGAATCAACTTTGATGTCAATCTCTGGGATTCTTGGCTCGTTCTCAAGACCCCAAGTAGGATCACCGACAACAGCGCCAACAGCGCCGCCTGCGATAAAGTCATCATCAATTGGGTAATTGATTCTCAACGCAGCGTTAATTCCCTTAAGGTCAGCAAGCAAGTTGTCGTTTTTGTTGTTTGCGGAAGGCTTAAACACCAACTTAACCAAAAGGTTAGTATTTGTTGGGTCGTACTTATCACCTGTAGATCCAGAGTGAATCGCAGTAAGTCTTCTCACCAAAGTACCGCCACCTGCTCCAGTAGAACCAGTGAGGTTGAAAGCAACAAGATTTTTCAAGTCAGCCTGAACCAAGTCAGCCGAACCAGAGAAAGCAGTAACAACAACAGCAGATCCAGAAAGATCTGGGTCAAAGTTAATTGCCTTATCAAGATCAAAGTCGCCAGCGGAAGCAGTTCCGTGAATAATGAAAGCGTCAGAAGCAGCATCTAACAAGCACTCTCCAGAGGAACCAGTTGGGCTAGCATATCCGTTGTTCAAAGCATAAGGTCCTTGCTCTGGATTACTAAGATCAACACCGCCTGTCAACTCTTGACCAACAACCGCACCACCGTAAAGTGATTCTTCAGTGCTTCCATATCCGAGACGTGGAAGTCCTGCTCCATCTGTGGAAGTTGTGAAGTCCAAGAAGAAGATGAGTCCCGATGGGAGGCTCATTGGTTGAACACTTACAAGATCGTTAGCGATCAAATTACCGAATACACGGCGAACGATTGGGAATGCAACTGCTGCAAAACCCTCAACATCTGCTCCAGCCATGGAGGATGCCTCACGGAGAAGCTCTTTTGCTTGGTTTTCAAGCAAACGAGCCATTCCGTCTTTTTTCTGGTCATTGTCAAGTCCCTCGAGAAGTCCGGTCTTTTCCCACTTGTTGAGTAGGGCTGCACCTTCTTTCTGGAGGTCACGATTAACAATGCCTTCTGTTAATTTATCTAAAACTGACATAGTTTTATTTCTCCTTTAAAGTTAGTTTAATCCAGCCAACCTACGCATTCTATCAATACGAGGATCTGCTGGGTTTTTAGCCTCTTTAGTTTGTGGTAACAAAGTAGATTTTCTACTGACCGCTTCGCTAAGTGTTTTTGGGGACTCTTTCTGAGCGCCACTCACCGTGCTTTGAAGGGTTTCAAAGATTACCTTAGCCTCTTCAACAGAGTTAGCATTGGAAATAGCTTCGACAAGTTTTGATTTTTGTCGCCCATTCAACGAGTCGCTAGTTAATGCCTCATTTGTATAAAGTAGCTTTGCGTTCTGAACGGAGGTTTCGTTCAAAGCGTCTTTTAATTTGAGAACAACGTCCTCAATATGTTTGGTGTTGGATTGAAGCGTCTGAAGTTTTTCTTGAAGTTCTTTCTTTTCTGCCTCAAGAGTTTCAACAGATTCTCTAAGTTTTCCAATTTCTTTTGGGATTTCATCGGAAGCTTCTTGTTCTTCATCAATATGAGCGTCAAGTGCTTTTGCTTCCTCATATGCTTCTTGCTTCTGGCTATCTGGCATTCCTAGATTGCCCGACTTAACTGGTTCAAAATCAAGTGTTAGTTTTTCTGCAAGACCAGCAATAGCATCTTCGTCTAAATTAATTTCTTCATCTTCAAACAAATTATTTAAATCTATTTCGTCGCTTTCTTGAAGTTCTGGGGCTTCTTCGTTTTCAATCTCATCTTCTGAAAACTCGTGGCGATCAGTCATTTCTTCGGAGTCCTCTTCTTCGCCCAATTCTTGATCTATCATTTGCTCAAGCTCTTGGAAGTCAAGCTCAATTACATCTTCTCCGGAGGTTGCTTCGGGGGATGTAACGTCAGATGCAGCCATGGGTATGTTAGCCACCATGCCTTCTTCTTCCGAGATAATCTCGTCTTGCTCTTGGTTTAGCATGATATCAACTGCTTCTCTAATTTCTTGAGAATATTTCTCAATAATAGTTGACTCTGCATTTTTAATAGCGGCTTCCTTTAATTGTTTAGCATCTACAATTGCTTGATCTAACATTGATGACATTGTGTAATCTCCTAATATGTGGTCGCAAATAGACGTTTTGCGTCGTAGTAAATAGTTGTAAAAAAAGTAAAAATACAAAAAAATAACAACTTAGTTCATGAAATCACCAAGTTACCCTCTTCATCCCAATAGAGATCGTTATTGTCTTGTAAAAAACCTTCTATTGACATAAGATAAAAATTCATTTCGTTTGGTTTCATTTTCTTTGTGTTTAATTGATGATAGCACCATTGAATAACGGTGTTAATAAGGAAGGCTTTAGAAGCAAAAATAACATTATCTACAGCATAAAAATTTGGATCATGCTGCTTTAAATATTTTATAATGTCAGCTCGTTCTTTAATTTGCATAATAAAAAAGGTGAGGGCAGAGACCCGTAGATCCCTGCCCTCGGTTATCAAAAAGTATTACTTCTTGAGGAGTGCTTTCAATTCTTCAATCTGAACTTGTTGAGCCTTTACAGCCTCTACGAGAACAGAAGTAAGTCTTGAATAGTCAACCCCCTGTACTCCATCATCAGCAGTGTGGACTGCCTTTGGAAGAACAGTTTGAACGTCTTGAGCGATAAAACCGAAGTCTCTTTCACCGGAATCTTTCCAAGTGAACTCAACACCGTTCAAGGACATAACAGTATCAAGAGCAGTGTTCATTGTTTCAACATCACTCTTGAGACTTTCATCCGAGTAAGTGACAAAAGCAGCTGCTCTCATCTTGTTGTTGTTGTTAGAACCGTTTGCAACGTCAACAGCGTACTCAGAAGTAGCATCACCACCAATGTTAACTTGAAGTCCGCTAGCAGCAGATCCAGTTACTTGGAAGATATTGTTGGCAGGAGAGTAGAAAGCTTTTTCTCCAGTCTCGACACCATGGAATGTGGCAGTACCACCAAGACCATTTCCACTGCTACCTACTTCAAGACCACCTGCGAAACTACCGGAACCATCACTGGAAA